CGTCCTCGTCGACGTCTCAGGATCAATGAGCCTCAGCGAACACGACATCGATCGAATCATCGACGCCGCCCCCGCCGCCCTCGTCGCAATCTACTCCGGCAGCGAGGACCGGGAGACCGGCAAGCTACAAATCGTTGCTGACAAAGCCCGACGAGTCGAACACCTACCCCGCCACGACTGCCTGAATATCATCGACGGACCCGCACTCACCTGGCTCGGACAACAACGCGAACCCCGCCTATGGGTCTCAGACGGATACGTCACCGGCATCGACGAGAACCAAGACCACCACCACCTAGACGACAGAGACCACCTGGTCGGCCGATACCGAATCACCCAAGTAGACGACGCCTTCCAGGCCATCGACCACCTAGAGGACCGATGAACCACCTAGACCGAGCAGGAATCTACACCCGACTCCGCCACCTATTCGCCCAATAGCACCCCCTCAGATCCCCCCAGACCCAATCTTCAGAGCACCCCGGCACTACCTACTGCCCACACTCACCCCCACCCGCTGGACCTAACTACCCCAACACGCACCCAGATCCCCCAAACCCCCGACACCCACCGCCTACCCGGAGACACCCAACCCACAGAAAACCCAACCAAACCCTGCCCCAAACCCCCACCCACCCAACCGGAAGGAACACGCCCCCCGAGCCCTACCGTCTTTGGTCACTTTGGGTGGCAACCCGGCCCTGCCCGGCAAAAAACCTACCCCCGGAGGGTCCCACGGAAAGTGGCGGCGCCCGACGGCAGCTCCCTGTCTGCTTGCCCGGCTAAAGCCGGGCCGCAGCCTGGTCGCTGCCTGCGATTGGCCTGGCCGGGTCTTCGACCCGCCCATCCCAATCTGGCCACCATGTGGTGTCCATATGTAAGGCAACCGGGATGTCCTGTTAAGGGAGGGTGGGGGTTCCCTATTTCAATAACAAGATAGGAAGGGGGGGTCCTAGGGGAGGAGACGTCCTCTGGGCAAAGGTTCCCCCTCCCCTGGGAGCGGGTCTTGTTGTTTTGTCGTTAACGCGGTCTGTAGGAACGCCTTGAGTGGACCCCGGAGCTTTGCTTACTCCCCGGTGTTTGCCGGTCCTTCCACTGCCCCTTTCGGGGTGACGCCTTTACGACGTCGTTTAGCCTTCGACGGCTCCAAAGGTGGTTCCGTACCGCTGGTACGATTTTCTTCGAGAGTGATGATCGGTCCGTCGTTGAGACGGTAAGCGTAGATGACGCCGCCCTTGGGGAGAGCGGCGGTTGCGGCGGCCAGTCCTTCATTGAGAAGAAGGGAGGCGGGGGTTTTGGGATCTTGCTTGAGATCGGCCTGGGCGGCATAGGTCTTGCCGGAGGCGAGGCGGATGGCCATTTGGAGGTGGAGGGGATTTGTAACGAGAAAGGTCTCATCTGTCATGAAATGTACTATAGTCATGTTGACGGGTATTTGGTCGTACCTTTCTGTTATCGCAATCGGTCCCCTTTCGGGGACCTTTTGCGTTATAGTCGGAAATGTGAATAAGTGCCAGAACATCGTCTGTGACAAGCCGGTGGCCAAAGATCGCACACGGTACTGCTCTGCCACCTGTCTCCGTAACATGAATCAGCGGTCCTACCGGATGCGTAAGAAGCTGGCCAAGGTCGGGGATCGGGAGCTGGTTCTCCAGAACACCCGCCGTGGTCAGACCTACCGCTCGGCTATCCGGCTCGGTCTCGACAAGGCGATCATGGAGCGGACGGTTACCGACGAAGAGATCGCTCACATCCTCGGGTGCTCACCAGCCGCAGTCTCGACAGTCCGCGCTTCATTGATGGTTGACAACGAACTGGCAGGCCGGGCCGACGACTACATCCCCTCGGAAGCCGAACCTCTCCTGGAGGACTTCGCCACCTTCCGTAACGAGTTCTTCCGTGACAACAACAACAAGCCCTATGTGACGATGCCCTTTCACCAGAAGTGGATCGACTCGATTCTCAAAGCAATGGAGGAGGGTGGGCGCCAGATGATCCTCTCCCCACCCCGCCACGGCAAGACCGACCTCCTCACCCACTTCGCCGTCTGGATGATTGTCAAAAGACCAAACATCCGAATCCTGTGGGTGGGCGGTAACGAGGACATCGCCAAACGATCCGTCTCGGCGGTGATGGACCATCTGGAGAACAACGAGAAGCTGATCCAGACTTTCCTTCCTCCGGGTCTGACCTTCCGCCCCGTCTCCCGCTCGGGTAAGTCCTGGTCACAGTCCGAGTTCACAGTCGAGACCCGGACCGTCACCGGAATCCGGTCTGCCACCATGAGGGCGGTTGGTCGCTCGGGCCGCATCCTTTCCCGTGACGCCGACCTGATCGTCGCCGACGACATCGAAGACTTCCAGTCGGTCGCCCAGCCCTCGGGCCGGGAAGCCACTCGCTACTGGTTCACCACCACCCTTTCCTCTCGTAAGGAAGAGCACACCGCCATGATCCTGATTGGGTCACGCCAGCATCGTGAAGACCTCTACGGTGCCCTCCTCGAATCAGATGAGTGGAACCACATCATCGAATCTGCCCACGACCCCCTGTGTGAGAAGAACGAGGATATCGACAAACTCCACGTCGACTGTGTGCTGTGGCCGGAGAAGCGGACCTATCGCTGGCTCAACCAGCAGCGGAGATCGTCAATGGTGGCCGGTGGCCTGGAGCTGTACCAGATGGTTTACCTCAATCGCCCGCCGACTTCTGGAGCCACCATCTTCGACAAGGAAGCGGTGCTGGCCTCTCGCAACTTCGAGCGGATAGCAGGCGAGCGTCCCAAGGGGACCCGCGGGCTGATCTACGTCGGGGGGCTCGACCCGGCCGTTACCGGATATCAGGCAGCCTGGCTGTGGGCCTTCGACATCGAGCAGAAGCGCCAATACTGCATCGACGTCGACAACCACAAGGGCGGCGGAGTCCTCGAAGCCGAGCGGGTCATCAAGGAGTGGTATGAGAAGTACCAGCTCAAGCACTGGGTGATCGAGGAGAACAACTTCTGGAAGGGACTGCGCCAGGACCGGGTGCTGACCGAGTGGACGAATCGCAACGGGATTCGGATTGAGGGACACGAGACCCACAACAACAAGTGGGACCCCGAGTACGGGGTGACTGCCATGGGTCGGCTCTTTACCGATGGCCGGATCGAGCTTCCCTACGGGGACGCCAGCACCAAGGCCAAGATCGACGTGGCGATAAAGCAGTTCATTCTGTTCGGCACCGACTACTCTCAGTCACGGAAGAAGTTCTTATCGAAGAGCGACCTGGTGATGGCCTCCTGGTTCCCACAGAAAACCTACGCCCAGTTGACCAAAAGGGCGATGGCTGAAAATATCAAGATGGAGTATGACCCCAGCTACGGGGACTACTCCTCAATCGAACTGGGGGGCGTCCCGTGGTGAGTTACGACGAAGCCCGTGAGCGCGTCGACTATCTGCGCCAGATCAACGAGACCCAGCGCGGGGTCCGCAACCGCATCCGGTCCATCCTCAACGGCGGGGCCGACGCTATTCGGGAAGTCTTCGGTAAACAGATCAGAGAGCTGAACGACCTCCCGGCTCCCAACATGATCTACAACGCCGTCGAGCGCACAGCCCAGAAGCTCGGCAATCAGCCCGACGTCAAGATCGACCCACCCCTTTCACAGAAGTCTTCCAAGCCCCGCAAGGCAGCCGAGAAGCGCGAGCGGATTATCAACTACTACGACGAAGCGGCCCGCATGTCGATGCAGCTTCCCCAGATGGGTCGCTGGCTCCCGGCCTACGGCTTCGGCGTCTGGGTGATCCGCGAGGGAGTAACCGAAGACGGCTTCCGTTACCCGCAGGCTGAACTGCGCGACCCCTTCGACTGCTACCCCGGCCACTGGGGACCCAACCAGCAGCCGACCGAGCTGGGCATCATCCGTCGGGTCAACCCTCGTGCCCTGGCCCGCGTCTACCCACAGCACGCCGACAAGCTCAAAGGTCTCGACAAGACCCGCCGTGGCGGGGTGCTACTCCGCAGCCACGATGCCAACTGGGAAGGCAAGGACGGGGTCGAGGTCATCACCTACTACAACGACGAAGAGCAGGTGGTGATCGTCCCTGAAGTCGAACTGATGCTCGACCGCCAGGAGAACGTCATCTCCAGCCCTCACTTCGTTGTAGCCAAGCGCTTTGCCTTTGACATGCTGACCGGGTCTTACGACCAGTTGGTCGGTATCTATACCCACATCGCCAAGGGCAACATGCTTGAGCTGATGGCGATGGAGGACGCGGTCCAGACCGAGACCAACGTGATCGGGGAGATGCTGTCCGGTGACTACAAGCGAGGCCGACACGCCATCAACATCCTTGAGCCGGGCTCACGAGTAGAGCGCCCAACCGCCTCTGTACCTTTCCAGCTCTTCCAGCACCTCGACCGCTTAGAGCGTCAATTCCGGCTGGGAGCCAACTACCCGGTTACCGATGACGGACAGTCACCGACAGCGTTCGCCACCGGCCGGGCCGTCCAAGAGCTGGGTGGGGCCAACACCAATCTGGTTAAGGAATATCAGGTGGTACTGGCCGACTCTCTCGAACAGCTAGACGCCAAGCGCCTGGAGTGGGACGAGAAGGCGTATGGCGGAACAACCAAGCCGCTGATCCTCCACCACAAGGGGAGGGCAACCACCGAGAAGTACGACCCGAGAGAGATCAGGGGTCGTTACCGCACCCGACGCAAGTACGGGGTGATGGCCGGGTTTGACGAACCGTCCAAGATCGTCACCATGCTCCAGCTCCTCCAGGGAGAACTCATTGACAAACGAACCGCCCAGGACAACCTCGACAACCTCGAGAACGTTACTGCCGTTAACACCGGGATACGGCAAGACAAGGCCGAGAGGGTTCTCTTCACTGGTCTGGAGGCTATGGCGTCCCAGGGAGACCCGACCGCCACTATGGCGATGGTCCAGATTCTCGACAACCCCGATAAGGCGGTTGAAGTTCTTAAGAAGTTCTTTACGCCCGAGGAGCCTCAGATTTCCCCAGAGGAAGAGGCACTAGCGGCGCAAGGGCTCGGTGGTGGTGAGCAAGGACCATCACCGGATGTAACTACTCTGTTGAGCCGTCTGACCCTGGACGGCAACACGCAGGGTGGCGTACAAACGGTTGGAACACTGTAGGAGGCAAGAATGAGCCACTTAAGCGCGCCGAGTCACCCGACTCAGCGTACCCATAGCAACGAACCACCGGATTACGTTGGGGATGACATCCTTGACGAATCCCGAGATACCGAAGACAGGACCCCATCGTGGCCTGCTGGTCGATTCTATGTTGGAGCGGTGGCACCGACCGAGGCTCCCGAGCCCACACCACCCGCCAAAGCACCGGCCAAGCCAGCGGCCAAGAAGAAGGCACCCGCTAAGAAAAAGACCACAGCAAAGAAGTAGGTCATGGCTAGATCAAGACGCGGTGGTGCTCGCACTCCCGCCAGTCCGGCTCCGGTTTCAGGACCGGGTGCTTTGTCACGTCGGACAGACGGGCAACCCAAGAGAGAGTTTCCGGCGCAGTTCCACGGACAGCGCAAGGGGCTAAACGATTTACAGTCTGCTGCACCAATGGCCGCGGGCGGCTCTCCGTCTGCTCCTGCGAGCCCACAGCAGGGACCAGCTCCAGGGGGGTTAGGTTCGGGTGTATTCGGTCCCTCGGAACGCCCCGGCGAGCCCGTATCGGCGGGTGCCTCCCTGGGG